TTTGAAAAGTACTTAGACAGTAGAAAGGAGGAATGGCTTAAAAGAGGAAAAGCAGAATTAACAGAAAGAAAAGTTCAGGAAAAACTGAAGCCACAAAAGATAAAAATTAGTATCCAAGATAGAATGAAAAATCAGATATGTACTCTTTGTGGTGATTTAGAATACTTCTTAGATGAATTAATTGATGGTAAAAAAACATTAAAACAATTCAAGCCTTATGAGTTGATGATGGTATATCAGCCAGAAGTAAAAGTCCCTCATGCAAAGTTAATTAAAGAAGAGTTTAATAGCGGATATTTAGAAGCCCTTGAAGTTCTCGAATGGAAAGACCCATATATAAAAGAAGCATATAGTAATTTTAATCTAAAACTGCGTAAGACGTATGTAGAGTACTACGAAATGATTAATACTGCTTGTGATACCATTATACAAACAAAAGCCGTTAAACGCAAAGCTCGTAAGCCTAAGGCTAGGTCTAAAGAGAAGATTGTGCAAAAATTAAAGTTCAAGATTAATGAACCTGATTTAGGTTTAGCAAGTGTTACACCTACTGATGTTGTTTATGCTAACGAATGTTGGGTATATAATGTTAAAACTAGGAAACTAGGAGTATATCGAGCATTAAATGAAGACCCAAGGAAACTTAAAAGAGAAGGTGCTGGCTTAAATGTAAAAGGCACAACTCTCCAAGGGTTTTGTGAAGAATCAAGCCTACAAAAAACACTCCGTAAGCCAAAAGAGCAACTAAAACCTTTTATATCAGGTGCTAAAACATCATGCAATAAGAACTTTGAGGCTATTAAAACTACTGATACTAGAATGAATGGTCGCTTTAACGAACACACTATTATCTTAAAGACGTTTTAACCACTCTTACACAACACACCTCTAAATTCTGATAAATAGTGTTATGCCAGAGAATCAAATAGGATATAGCAGTAGAGAAGATCTCGTAAGAGAGTTACAACTCAGACTAGCAGATGACATTATCGATGTAGAGCTCGACAGAGATCATTACGACGTAGCAATCGATTCTGCTTTAAGACGGTATAGACAACTGAGTTCCGGTGCGGTAGAAGAGAGTGTAATCTTTATTCAAACCCAAATTGGACAAACAGAATATACTTTACCCCAAGAAGTAATGGAAGTAAGACGTCTTTATCGTAGAGGAGTTGGTAGTAACTCCGGCACAGGCTCAAACTTTGATCCTTTTGATGTGGCATTCAACAATATGTATCTATTAAATGCAGGCCAAATAGGTGGCTTAGTAACATTTGATGCATTCTCACAGTACAAAGAAACTATAGGACGTATTTTTGGTAGTGAATATAATTTCCTTTGGAATAGAAATACCAAAGTTTTAAAAATCCTAAGAAACGTTTCAACAGATGAAGAAGTAGCAGTTGGTGTATATAATTTTATTCCCGAATCATTACTACTTGGTGATATTTACGCAGGTAAGTGGTTAGGAGATTTTTCATTAGCTCAATCGAAATTGATACTTGGTGAAGCAAGAAGCAAGTACATGGGTGGTATCCCAGGTGCAGGTGGTAACATTGTTCTCAATGGTGAAGCAATGAAGCAAGAAGGCCAAGCAGAATTGGATTTACTTATACAAGCAGTACACAACATGGAAGAAGGAAATAGCCCATTAGGATTTGTCATAGGTTAATTTCTTTTTTACTTGTCGTTAACAACACAGCGATGATAAGTATTTTTCACAACACAAACAGGTAGAATATGAATATTATCGGACTCGTAGGATTTATAGGTTCAGGCAAAAACACAGTAGCAAATATGTTTGTTGACAATCATGGATGCGTACAGGACAGTTTTGCGGCACCTTTAAAAGACTTATGTTCAACTATATACGGTTGGGAACGTCATCTTTTAGAAGGTGATACTGTTGAAAGTAGAGACTTTAGAGAAACACCAGACCTCTACTGGACCAAAAAATTAAATATTGATAATTTTACTCCTCGTTTAGCATTACAATTAATGGGTACAGAAGTACTTAGAAATCATTTCCATCAAGATATTTGGCTTAACAGTTTAGAATATAGATTGAGAATGCGACATCAAACAGATCCTTGTGTTGTTGTAAGTGATGCTAGATTTCAAAATGAATTACAATTAGTTAAACAAATGAACGGGTTTGTTATTTGGGTGCAACGTGGTGATTTACCTGAATGGTATGACATTGCTAAAACTTCACAAACAAATGCAGTAAATAGAAAAATTATGCAAACACGTTATAATAGTGTACATGAAAGCGAATGGAATTGGGTAGGACACCCTGTAGACTATATAATTAAAAATGAAACCTCAATAGACGACTTAGTATCAAGAGTTGCTGAAATAAGAGCAGACATAGACGTCAAAAACCCGCCTACAGCACTAAAAATTGTGTGAAGGCTATTTATCAAAAACCACTAAAACCGCGTACTCCAATATTCTATAATACCGCATAATACCGTCTTTTGGATAAATACTTGTATCCATAAAAAATTATATATAATGGGAGAACAATATGGCTACATTAACCTCACCGGGCGTTAGCATAACCGTAACAGACGAAAGTTTTTATGCGGCGGCTGGCACCGGAACTGTACCTCTTATCATTATTGCAACTGGCGAAGATAAAACCGCTCCGGATGGTTCATCAACAGCCGCATACACAACGAAAGCAACTGCTGGAAATGTGTATTTAGTCAATAGTCAACGAGAGTTACTAACAAACTACGGAAATCCCAACTTTAGAAAAAGTGGGGCGACACCTTTACACGGAGACGAGTTAAACGAATATGGTTTACAAGCGGCTTACAGTTTCTTAGGAATTGCTAATAGAGCATACCTCCTTAGAGCTGATATCGACTTGTCAGAACTATCTGGTTCAACATCTGCTCCAACAGCAAACCCAGCAAACGGTTCATACTGGTTAGACACAAGTGCAACAACTTGGGGACTAAAAGAATGGAGCGGAAGTGCATGGGTACTTAAATCAACATTATCACCAAACAAAGACCAAGTTACTACAGGAGCCTCACCGGCACCTAAAGCCTCAATTGGCGTAGACGGTAACTATGCTGTTGTTTATCAAACAAGCACAGGTACTACAATGGCTGACATCAAGTTATTTGAAAAAATTTCAGGTGCTTGGTACGCGATAGGTACAACTGCATGGGACACAGCATCAAGTGGTGACTTCCAAGTTGCTAGGCATACAAACGTTCCTTCAACACAAAGTGGCGGTGGCACACTAGCGGCAGGTGATTTATACTTACAAACTAACACATTGAACAATGGTTCAGTAATTGGTTTAAAACTTTACAGCTCTACTACAACAGCATGGACTACTCAGTTAGCATCTTACAGAAAAACTTCTGCAGAAGCATACGCAGACTATGGTACAGCAAGTTTAGGCGATCTATGGTACAAGTATAGTGCCGCAGATGCAACTGTTCAGTTAAAAAGACATAACGGTAACGGAACACTATCAATTTCAAGTTCAGCGGCTATTGCAGATACAGCAACAACAGCAACTGGACATATTAGTGGTTCAGTAGCAATTAAACTTGATATCAACGACAGATTTACTGTTAATGGTGCAAGTGGATATGTTAACGTAACTATGTATGACTTTGATAGCGATTCAGACGGCAACCTAAGTGTTGACGACATGGTCCAAGCAATTAACTCATCTCTAAGTGCGGCCAGTGCGGCAAACACACATGCTGATAAAGTTATTGCTTCTAACGTTTCTGGTAAAGTCACACTAGTTAATAGTGCTGGCACAGACATTAACATTGTTGCTGGTGACGTTGCAGGATTTAATGCCGCAGACTTAGGCTTAGAAGAAACAAATAGTAATTGGGAAGCCTTAAGTTTTACATCTTCTTCTAGTGCACCAACAGGTACATTAGCAGATGGTACTTTATGGTATGATAATTTACTCGACAACACTAATATTGACTTTGTTTATAAAGGTGCAGACAGTAAGTGGAATTCATATCCATATGATGTAAATGTTAGGTCTGCAGAGCCAACAGTACAAAGTGACGCAGGCGCACTTGTAACTGGTGACTTATGGATTTCAACAGCAGACTTAGAAAATTATCCTAAGGTTTACAAATATAACTCAGCATTAGCGGCAGGTTCAAGATGGGTAATAGTTGATAACACTGACAAAGTCTCAGCAGACGGTATTGTATTTGCTGATATGCGAAGTGCAATTACACAAGGTGCAGGCGTTGCAATGGATGATGATTGTCCTGATCCAGCATTATATCCTTTAGGTATATTAGGTTGGAACAAGAGATTGTCCGGCGGTAATGTTAAGAAATATGTAACGGCAAACTCTAGATGGGAAGACAACAGTGGTAACTTTGCTAGTGGTGCTCCTAAAATGCTTAGAAAAGCACAAAGAGGTGCAGTTGTTACAGCATTACAGGCGTCCTTAATTGCTAACCAAGACATTAGAAATGAAACTAATAGGTTCAATCTAATTGCATGTCCTGGTTACATAGAATGTTTAGATGAAATGTTAACTCTTAATACTGATAGAAAAGAAACATCATTTGTTGTTGGAGATTCTCCATTAGGATTATCAAGTGATTCAACTTCTACGCAGGCATGGGCAACTAACACAGCAGTTGCTACAGCAAACGGTGAAGATGGGCTTGTAAGTGCATCAGAATACTGTGCTATTTACTATCCACATGGTATGTCAACTAACTTAGATGGAACCAACATTATGATTCCTTCAAGTAGTATTGCATTAAGAACAATGGCATACAATGACCAGGTGGCATTCCCATGGTTCGCACCAGCAGGTTTCCAAAGAGGTGTTGTAAGTAATGCAACGTCTACAGGTTACCTAGATAGGGCAACAGGACAGTTTAAAGCAGTTTCATTGAACGAAGGTCAAAGAGACAGTCTGTACAGCAACAAAGTTAACCCAGTTGCTAATTTCCCAAGTAGGGGAATTAACATATTTGGACAAAAAACTTTGAATTCTACAGATAGTGCTATGGACAGAATTAACGTTGCACGTTTAGTTGTTTATATAAGAGAAAGACTTGACGATTTAGTTAAGCCATTCTTATTTGAACCTAACGATGCTTCAACGAGAGCAGATGCTAAAGCAATCGTTGATAGATTCTGTGCAAACCTTGTTACTCAAAGGGCTTTATTTGACTTTGTTACAGTTTGTGACACTACGAATAACACCGCAGAGAGAATTGATAGGAACGAATTGCATATTGATATTGCTATACAGCCAATCAAAGCAATCGAGTTTATTTACATTCCGATCAGAGTACAAAATACTCTTGGTTCGACTGCATAAGTTAAACTTAACACTAAAAGGCGTCATTAGGCGCCTTTTTTTGTGATTATAATAACATACGTTAATTGATTTTGCCGAAAAGTGATAAATATTTGCATATAAACGATTATCGTTATTATTAGAATTATAATTTTCGTAGGAGAAATAAAATGGCATTAGAGGCTATACCAACATTAAATAAGTTCGGAGTACCTACAGGTGATAGTGAGACCGGTTCTGGCATTTTGATGCCAAAACTAAAGTATCGCTTTAGAGTAACATTTTTTGAAGGCTTCGGTGGTGCAGTTGCAGGTGATAACATGGTTCTTACCCAAAACGTACAATCGGTAGTTAGACCAAAAATTACTCATGAAGAAGTAGTTATCGATTCTTACAACTCAAGAGCATATATCCAAGGTAAACATACTTGGGAGGCTATTACAGTAACAGTAAGGGACGACATGACTAATGGTACTTCTAAATCAATTGGTAGACAGTTGCAAAGGCAGTTCAATCACTTCCAACAAACAACTCCAAGTGCTGGATCAGATTACAAATTCCAGACAGCAATTGAAGTATTAGACGGAGTATCAACTGAAGCAACTGAATATTGGGTACTAGAAGGGTGTTTCTTAACTAACGTTGATTACAGTGATCAAGATTATTCTGCAACAGATCCTGTTCAGATAATCATGACTATTAAGTATGACAACGCAACACAGTATGATACAGATTCTACCCCACTAAGTCCGGCACCAACAGCAGGATCAACTACTACAAATAGGGCGTAATACTAGCTCTGCTAGGAGTTAGCAAATGGCTATAGATTTAAGACATCTAGTTGGGGACAAACTCAATAAGAAATTCTTATTAAGGGACTTTAGAAACGCGGCGAGATTAGCACCGGGTGTAAATCCGCCTAGACAGAAATTTGAAGGTTATGTTAACTTTATTCTTAACAGAGACCTTTATGCCCATTTATACGGTGATACCAATCAAAACGAGTTTAGAACACAAATCAGTAGTTTAATTAGAACTGCTGATTTGCCTTCTGTAGTGTTTCAAACAGAAACAAAAAACGCATACAACAAAAAGAAAATTGTAAACACAGGTGTTACATATAATCAAGTGAGCATGACAGTATTTGATACAATAGGTAATGAATGGCTTACAACATTGATGAAATATTTCTCATATCATTTTATGGATCCTCGTAATCAACAAAAAGAAGAAGACAGAGATATATTCGGTGGACAGCCAAGAGAAGGAGGAGTTGATAATAACTCAAGCAAACATGGTTTTAATGAGCCGCTGAACTCTTTTGATTCTAATATTGCAGGATATAACTTAAACAATTCTTCACAATTCTTTGAACGCATTGATTATGTATTGTATCACGGAAACAAAGGTGTACAATACAGTATTATTAATCCAATGATGGCAGAGTTCAAACCTGGCAACATTGATTATTCCTCTAGTGAATTACAAGAATTTACAATGACGTTTGATTATGAAAGATTTACTGTATATAATAAACTAAACTTTGACTTAGAAACAGAAGATATTGATAGGTTTGAAGAATTAGGAGCAATCACAGGTGATTTATTTGAAGAAGGCAAAAAACCATTAATATTAGAAACAGGTAGAACATTAGATGTACTAGGAACCGAAGAAAAGCCAAGAGCTAGATCTAATCAAACTGTTATTAGTACTCCTACTCCAGAAGGTGGCGACACCAATGTAACTGAAGTACCTCCAGTGGCTGTTTATGGTCAGGTTTACGATGCTAACACAATGACAACCATGGCAGGTGGAACAGAACAAGTAGGTCCTAGCGTCTTTACTGATATACTAGGAGATGTAGCAGACTCAGCCTTAAATGCTGTTCTTAGAGGACAAAGTGTTAAAGATGCTATAGTAAGTACAGCAGTTCATAGAGCCTCTACAGCCTTAGGTTCATCGATCGCAAATTCGATTTCTAATACAGACGCGATTAATTCATCTTCTACAAACCAAGCAAACACAGGTGGAAACTAATGTCTAGTAAAAGTTTATATGAAACATTTGGAAATGAGATAAAATATACTATCTCAGAAGGAACAATTAAGTCATATTTAGAAAATAGTACAATTGATTTTCCTTTACCAGAACCTGTATCAGATTTACTTGCAGGATATCTATCTTTTGACAAGTCATTAGATGGCCAACTACTTGACCAAGTTGAACAAAAACTAATTGTTAGAGGATATAAAAAACCTAAAGCAAAAACAATGGCTACAGTTTTAATGCAAGTTGCTGAACAAGAAGGAATTAACCCTTTATCATATTTTGATGACCCAGATGTAGCCGTAAAACTTACACAAGACAGTTACGATGCTATAAATGCAATTCGCCCACACGGTAATAGAATAAGTGTAACAACTGCAATCAAAAATAACAAAAACAAACGACTCAACGGCCTTATACAGCCATGAACAGAAGTAGATTCGCAAGTGGTGAGTACCTTGTGGAAAACCGCACTAAGTATGTCGGCACTAAAGCACCAAAATATAGAAGCAGTTGGGAGTTAGCATTTATGCGTATGTGCGACACCCACCCAAACATCCATAAATGGGCAAGTGAAAATATTAAAATACCATATCGAAGCCCTTTAGATGGTAAGTACCACAATTACATTCCTGATTTCATGATACAATACACTGATAAAAACGGTTCAGCTCATGTAGAACTTATAGAAATCAAGCCTGCTAATCAAACTACAATGGAAAATGCTCGTAACGGTAGGAACCAAATACAAGTAGCACTTAATGCCGCAAAATGGACAGCGGCACAAGAATGGTGTAAACGTAAAGGTATAAGATTTAAAGTACTAAACGAAGACCAAATATTCCAAACTAATAAAAAACGTAATCCAAAGAAACGTATCTCTAAAAAGAGAGTTAAATAAATACTAGCATGACTAAAAAACTAGAAGAAGAGTTTAATCTACCTCCAATTGACGAGGCTATTGAAGCAGAAAAAGAAGAGCAAGAGCCTGTAAACATTCAAACGGTAGAAGATGCTATAAGTGTTAGTGAAAAAATCAACAATGCTTTACAAGAAGTTAGAGGAATGGAACATCATGATAAAGAAATGGATACTATTGCTACCCAAGCAGTTGACAGTTATGAACAGTTAATGAGTCTCGGTATGAACATGACTGATATGGCGGCAGGAAGTGTGTTTAACAATGCGGCAAACATGTTAAAGATTGCTCTTGAAGCCAAAGACAGTAAAGTTCACAGGAAACTAAAACAAGTTGACTTAATGTTGAAAAAAGCAAACTTAGACCATCGTATAAAGCAAAAAGGTGGAGACCCAGACTTTACTGCAACAGCACTTAGTCGCAACGATTTGTTAAGAATTCTCGGAGAAAATGATAAATAGTTTTATAGTGGTATTACCACGTATTAATTAGGAGAAATAAAAATGGCACAATCAAAAGGAGAAGGTGGCGGCGTAGCAGAATTTGCAACAGGTACTCTTATTTCAAGAGCAAACCTTGTAGCAGTTTTGATTGACACTGGCGCAGACTTACAAGCAGAAGATGATGCATATGGTGAAGCAGTTGAAAGAACATTAGGTATAATTCAACCACTTATGTATGTTATTCCTACTGCGGCGGCAGGTAAAGTTCATGCAATAGTTGACGGAAGTCAATTTGATGCGGCTTCAGCTCAAGTTCAATTGAGAGCAATTGGAACTCAAGTTGCTAACAGTTATGACTTTAGTGGCGCAACAGTTACTTTAGGAACTGGACTCGTTGTAAGTTAAACAGTTAATAACTAATTTAGTTACTAAACATAAAAAGGCAGATGTGTTTTATTCTGCCTTTTTTTGTGAGAGAATGATAAATACATGTAACAGGAGATTATTACATGCAATTTACAGACTATCTAACAGAAAGTTTAAACAAAGAATACTCATATCGTGTTAAGATTGCGGCTGATTGTACTGCTGATCATTTAGCAGTTATTGAAACAGCATTAGGCAAGTATAACGTTAAGAGTGTTGCTGATTTTAAACGCAAACCAATATCAGAGAATCCAGTAGAGTTCGCAAGAACTAAAGGCGTTAAACTTGTTTCAGAAGTTTGCTCAACTGATGTTGTTGTTGGATATCCTGTTAATCCAAGAATACTTGAAGTTTGGTTAGCAGTTAACTTGGGAATAGATCATGATAGAGTTTTATGCTATGATGTTAAAGAACCACGAAGACAGTTTGCCGATCAAGCAGAAGAAAGACTTGAAAACGATAAAGATAGACAAGTTTCTGAAGAAGATGCAGTTTTAAATGTTGAAGAACAAGAACATTATGAAATTGAAGAAGACGAAAGCAGAGACTACGGATATGGTGAAGACCATAATGCTAAGTTTATTGCAGAACTCCAAAAAATCA